CGGAAGCAGAGTTGATGGATCAAGGCGTATTCAATACGTTGAACATTAAGAAATCACAGCAGCAAGCAACACCGAATTAGATATGCCGCCATTACAAATTACAATCAACAAACCGTCTCCACCGGCACCAGCACAGGCAATTGGTCGAGGCGGGTTGAATATTGCTTTGCTGATCGTTGATGGTCGGGAATACAAAGACTGGGAGACTGTTAGTGTCAAGCAAGAGCTGCGCGGAAATCCTCCGCAGTCTGCGCGGTTCACTTGTAGCGAAGGTTCACCGCTTGTAAAGAATTGGACCAGTCAGCAAATTATGCCTGGACAGTCATGTCAAATTTTTCTCTCTGGGCAACTCGCGTTTGATGGTAAGGTAATATCGCGGCAAGTCTTTGTTGATGCAAAACGTCACCATATCGAAATCCAATGCGCTAATCTTTTGGAGCTTTCAACAGCAAGTGTTATTAGCAAGACAGGAGAGTTCAAGAACCAAGAGCCAGAGCAAGTTATTCGTTCTGTCTTGAAGGGTGTTGGTAAGAACCTTGTTGTGCTAGGTGGGCAGCTTCCAAAGATCAAGATACCTCGTTTGTCGGTTACTCCTGGTGAATCAATTATTGACTTCATTGATACGTTGACGCGTCATCTAAGCCAAGAGAGTAATATTACAATCTCTCACTCTGCTACTCCGCAAGGTGATTTTGCTATCGTTGTTGGCAAGACCGGAGGGAGTGATTCTATTGTTGAAGGCCAGAATATGCTAGAAGGCCGGGAGATGATTTATATTCCGATGATTGCTGCTCCTCCTGCGGGAGATGGAGCGGGTGGTGATTCAAAAGCGAGCCAAGCGACAGTTGGGCAGAGGCCGGGAGACGATCAGACGTGGGGAGCGAAGGCTGCTAGCGTTCCGTTTCTTTCTAAGACATTTCAGATGATGGGGAATACGATTGTTCCTAGCGCGATTGTTCCGGAGATACCATTGTGGGATAAGAGCATAATGGAAGGTCGTGCGACATCAGAGAAGGGTTGGATGAATGAAGATTATGTTACTGTGTATGGAACGCTACAAGGATGGCTGCGGCCGTCTGGTGGTCTTTGGATCCCCGGACAAGACGTTGTGGTGACGTCTCCTATGCTTGTTATGAAGGGTGAGACACTAACTCTTAAAAGTGTAACCTACACTCAGGATAACCAGTCAGGGACGCGAGCGGTTCTTGAATGTTGTAATGCGAATGCGATGGGCGGTGCCCCAAAGGCAGGACAATGAGAAGCACACTAGCAGATGCGGCACGGAAGGCGCGTATGGGAACAGCGCGTGCGACGATCCGGGAATTTGATGACGATCATTTGATGCAGCAAGTAAAGTCTGCGGACGTTTATCATAGTGAGACGCCAACAGACTTTGAACGGTTCCAGCCGGTTGGAATGACTGCCTTCCCGATTAAGCAGCAAGAGGACCCAAACCAAAAGAAGCCGCAGCAGCCTCCATCGAAGGATGAGACTGGAGATTGGAACCATGACCAACCGACAGGACCGGCTGCTGAGGCTGTTATGCTCTACCTCAATGGCCATCGCTCTCATCCGGTTGCCTTCGTTGATGATAGACGGGTACGGCCATATGGGATGAGCGAAGGCGAGGGAGCACATTACGCTCCGGATGGTTCTGAGCAAATGGTTCTGTTTAAGGAGAATGGAACATACATCGTTGGGCTAGACGGGAAGTCAGTCAAGGACCCAAAAGGAAATACGACACGTATGGTAAGTCTGCGTCATGTTACGAAGAAGATGCAGACGCACAAGATTGAAAAGCAGCAAGGTGGATCGTCAGGTGGATCGTCCGGACCTTCTGCGCAGCAGCAAGATGCTAGTGGTGGATCGTCTAGCGGCGGACAACAGCAGGAAAAGTATAAGCACGAAGGTGATAGTGTAAATACTGAGGTGCGTGTTTCGTCCAGTAAAATTGAGTTCTATACTGGTACAAAGTTGGTTGGCGTTTATGATAAGGGAAGTGATACTTGGACGATTAATGAGAGCGGTGGAAATTTCAAATTGATAATTAGTCCAAGTCAAGTCATTGGGCAGTATCAAGACAAGAGCAAGTCTTTTCGTGTTGATAAAGACCATACGCATATTAAATATGGTGGCAATGCAATATGGGTCAATAAGGATGGCTGCTTTTCCAGTCAAGCCATCGTTATATCTCCGGACAATTGCTAATGGCAACAATCCAAGAAATCGCTCCAGCTCCTTGGCGCTTGAGACTTCTTCCTGCGTCTTATGCTGGCGTTCAGTTTCACGTTGAGCACCAAGGTCGATCTGGTGGCCGAAGGGTTGTACTCCATGAGTATCCAAAGCGTGATCAGCCCTTTGCTGAAGATATGGGGCGCAGCGCTTTCCGTTATCAGTTGACAGGTTACATTCTTGGTCCTTCCTATCATCTTGGTAAGGAAGCCTTGATGGCTGCTCTTGATAATAGGACTGCTGCTCAGCTTATGGATCCATATTTAGCTGAAGCGAAAATGTGCATCTGTGAGCGGTACAGTGTAAGCGAGACAAGGGACCGAGGAGGATATTGTCAGTTTGAAATGTCCTTTGTTGAGCTTGGTTCTCCAGGGAACATCCCGGTGCAAGTTAGTAGTGCATTTAAGACGCAGAGTTCAGCGGATGATACTAGCGCCAATGCAGCTGAGACGGCGAATGCGCAAGCGCAAGGCGCACAGATCGCAGCAGACCCATACGCGACACCATGATTAAAAAACCAGAATATGCAGAGGCACTAGGCATTATAGAAAGAATGATGTCTAAGTTAATTACATTTCCGATTTCTTCTAATATTGATGGCGCAATGATGCGATCCGCTATTGGAAAATTTATTGCGGAGTTTCCGAGCTACATTCTTAATCAAGTTTTCGGTACAGAATTACTTAATTGTTTTGAGCTTGCGCGGACGGCTGGGGCAACACTTAATTCTATGAACAGGGTTTATCAATCACTGTCTGCTGAAACTCCAGTGCATAATTTAGGAAATGTTGTTGTCAATGCCGGTATTATTTTTTCGTTTACTGAGCAGTGTCAGATCATTACAGTTTCGACGTTTGGTAGTCGTAATGAAGTTGATGATTTAATGGATACAATTTCCTTGGTGATTGAAGATGTGAAACTAAATAAAGCTGATTCATTTGCCGCTGTCGATTACCAAGGATTTATTAGCACTGCTGCATTACTTATCGAGCATCTGTCCTCTACGGAACGCCAGTTGCCACGTGTTGTGGATTATACAATGGCAATTAATTATCCTGCACTTGCGTTGTCAAATCGTATCTATGGCGATGGATCGCGGAGCGATGAACTGATTGCAGAAAATCAAACTGTACATCCGGCTTTTATGCAACGTGAAATTGTAGCATTGAGCGAATAACATGACAGACGTTCGTGTGATCAATGTTACGAATTTAGCCGGAGTTTGGGCAGACTGGTTCTTGAAGCCAGACGGGACGCTTGATGAAACTGAAGAGCTTGTCAACATTGTAAAGGTCGCTTTGCTGACGTTTGCCTTGGCTGATGCGAATGACGTTTTGCCTGATCCTGATAGTACAGATCGCTGCGGGTGGTGGGGTGATATGGATGCAGAAGAGATTTGGGATGGCTGGCCTATTGGTGCAAAGATTTGGCTATTAAGTCGTGCAAAGATTACACCAGCAGAGGCAAGCGAAGGTGCGACATTGGTTCGTGCTGAACAGTATTGTCGTGTCGCATTACAGCCAATGATTGATAAGCGTATCTGTAGTCAAATTTCTGTTGAAGCTACAAGAGCGAGTATCGAGCGCATAAATGTTTTGATAAAAGTTTATCGAGGACCGCAGCTACAGATAGAATTACTCTTTCAAAACTTGTGGGATGGGATTAAGGATTAGCGCATGCCATGGACAACACCAACACTGCGAGAGGTACGCGAGAATGTTCGTGGTGAGGTAACAACATTTCTTGGTCGAGCTTCATTCGTTGGTAACAGCGTCCTGCGCGTTATGTCTGATGCTATGGCTGCGCTTGCTCATTTGACTTTACGTTATCTAGATTGGCTCGCGCTGCAGCTCCTCCCGGATACTGCTGAACATGAATGGCTGGATCGTCATGGTGATATCTGGCTAGTGAACGCTGACGGGACGATTGGCCGTAAGGTAGCGACCATGTCATCTGGTTCTGTTACGATGACTGGTACAACCGGAGTTCCAGTACCATACTCAACACTCTTAACGGATGGCACGACCAATTATGAAACGCTAGTTGGTATCACGCTTGGTACTGGTCC